TAGATCATATCCATATTGAGAATATGTTACACCTGTATTATCTTGTTTATTGATAATTTCTACTTTAACTACTGATTGTACTCCTTGAACTTGTAATAGTTTTGAATTAATTTCTGATAGTATAATGGGTTGATTAATTTGCCATTTTTCTGTATTAAAATGATCTTGTAACATTAAAATACAATTAGTAATAACATCTTGATTATTATATCCGGATTGAACTGTAATATCAAAATTAACACCTATATTAATATAAAATGCATCTTTAATGTTAATAGCATCAGTGATCATTCTATATTGGTTCAAATAAGTTACTAAATTATCTTTTAATGTTGTTGAAGATGTTATTAGCTGTTTATTTGAATTATATGCTAAAACATATAAATCTAATGCTAATGGATTTTTAGTAGTAGTAGATGTTTCTGTAGTATTAGAACGTTCAAAATCTTGAGTTATATATACTTTAGCTATATTACCATAAGTTGCAGGTAAAGATAAAGTTCTTATAATATAATCATCTTTAGTAACGGCTCTATTTTGTGATGTAAACGAAAATAAAGCATTATTTCTAATTTCTTCTATTTCATCACCATTTCTACCACCAATAGCTGGAGTTGGATTAGTTGAAACAACACTACTTAATACTGTAGCTGATATAGCTCCTCCAGGACTTCCATTTTTAAAAGAAACCCCTGAAGTATTTATTGTTATTAGATCATTAGATGGTACATTAGATGTAATACCTCCACCTACTAAATATCTAATTTGTAAAGTAGTATTAGATGGGGCTAAACCATATTCTTTAGTAAAAAAAACAGAAGCTTTATTATAATTATCACTTAAATCAGATATTCCTGGTACTAATCCTAATTGAATATTATCAGGTGTTGGAATTATTTGATCATCTGTTGAATTTGAAATACCAGCTCCAAATTCTAATTGTAAAGTATTATCTGATAGTATTCTAGATACAAATCTTCTTGGGGTTCTTTTTAATGTTAATAAATAAGGTACTTGATCGGTATTATATGTTGGATTTGCAACAGCTTCAAATATACTTGATTGAGCTAAATAAGGTACTTCATACCATTTATTACTATCACTACCTGTTACATCTAATATTTGTAATATATTAGTATCGGTAATTGTTGATATTTGAAATTTTTGAGGGGCACCATAAGTAACAGTTGTAGTTTTTATTTCAGCAGATATAGCTTTTACAGATTTTTTAAATAAATAATAATTATCATCTACAAAAGTAATTTCTGTAGAGCCAGTATCAGTAAAATCAATTTTTTCAGTAGTAATAAATTTAGTACCATTACTATTAGCTGTTATAGAGGTATTTTCAGGAATAATTAATCCATAAGTATTAAAATTAGGACTATTTATACTATTAATAGTTTGTGAAGGTACTAATTGATATATATCAACTATAGTAGAAGAAGCATATGATGATTTAGGTCTATATCCAAATGCATAAGATAAAGCATATAAATTTTCTTTTTCTTTAGCGTATAATAAAAAATTCTCTTGTACTTGAGTATCTACATAAAATGACATTACATCACCTACATAAGATGCCATTTCAATAAATAAATTACCGGGTGATGCCTCCGAAAAGTCATTATAAGTAGTTGGAAAATATGTTTTAGCATAATTAACCAAATTAGACTTAAAATCTGTAAATGTTTTATTGAGATATGATATATTTTTATCTGACATTTTATATGTTATTGAAATTCAATGGTTATTTGATCTGAAGTACCTGGTAGATTTAATATATAGTTAACAGTTATACCAATAGTATTACTATCAGGATTATTATTTATAATAATTTCATCAGTAGTTACCTCTGGTACATAAATATTAATTGCTGTATTAATTGTATTTCTTATATTATTTTCTGTTGAGGGTGTAATTTGTTCAAATAATATTCTTTTTAAGTCTGATCCAAATTCGGGGTTTAGTATTCGTTCTCCTTTATTAGTTAATAAAAGATTAATTAAGTTTGATTTAATTTGATCTTTGGTACTATAGGTTTGATTAAATAGTTTATCTCCACCACATAATCCAAAAGGTAAAGATAATCCAATCGCAATATTTTTTTGCAAATCTAATGGATTAATTCTTATTACCGTTGGGATTGGCATATTATCCTAAGTTTTTAAGTCCAGCTCTTTCTTGAGGAGTCATAGTAGCAGCTGAATCTGCTATAAATGCTAAATATGGATTCTCAGCGTTCGTATCTACTTGTAAAGTATTATTTGATGAGTTTTCATTCATATTTAAATTTTGATCAAATCCAAACATACTACCCATTTTTTCACGAATATTAGTACGAACAGCCATAACATCATTACTTGTAAAGTTTAATGTTTGATTTTCTTGAATAGGTTTTAGTTTTTGAACCTCATTAAAAATAGTATTTAATTCTTCTCTTACCGCTTCGGCAACAGCTTCTTTAATTAGTTTTTTGAATAAGTCTACTTTCATATGTATAAATATTTTAAGCTTGTAAATTTTGTTGATCTATTATTATTTTTAATTGTTCTACTAAATCTGTAGGATCTAAAGTGAAAGATAATTCGCTTTTTAATACTTCAATTCCATCTTTATTAATGGCTACAGCATATCTACGTTTAATATTACCTCTAACTACTATAGCTTGTTGAGCACCTAGTGTTTCTTCTTCTTTAATAGCAAATCTAAATCCTTTATATTCTGTAAAAGTAGTAGAATTTATTTTAGAAGATTGGTTTTGTAAATCATTAATGAAATTTTGTAATTCACTATCAGATAAATTATTTACAGTAATATTATCTAATATATCATTAATATTTTTTAATTGATCTTTTAAGTCTCTTAAATCATCAAGTTGAGCATCTAATATACCTTGAAATATAGCAATTAGTACATTTAATCCGTCTACTAATTTTACAGCAGTTTCATATTTAAACCTAAATTTTTCCTTAACAGGTGTAACAATATCAGGTACAGGTCCTGGTGGGGTAGGGATTGGTAATATTCTTTTAGCTAATCTTAATATTATACTAAGTATAAATACTATTTTATTAAGGTTAGAAATGATTTTTGCAAAAGATGTTAATTTTCTTTCATTATCATTTAATATAGATAATGTAGAATTTCTTAAAACTCTAGCATTATTTATATCTTGTTGAGTAACAGCAGCATCTATTACAGCATTAGTATTATCAACTAAATCTTGTAATTTTTGATTATTAGTTACTATTTCAAATAATAATTTAGTACCTTGAAGTGCTATTATTGGTACAAGTGATTTACCAGCATTTTTTAAAACTTTTAAAGATAAACGTTTTTTTTCTTTATTTTTTTTATTATCTAATCGTTGTTTTTTAGAATTTATTATTTTATTTAATCTAAAACTACTATCTTTTATTTTTTTATATGGATCATTTAATATATCTTGTAGTTTTTGTTGGAGTGATAATTTTTCTTGTTCTAATAGTGTTTTTTCTTCTGTATAACTTGTATTTTCATTATTAACTGATTGAGTATATTCTTCTTGGGTTAATAGAGGTTTTGTAGGTGGGGGTGGATTAGATTTTAAATTTAATTCTTCTAAAGTCTTAATATGTTTAACTTCTAAATCTAATGTTTTTTTTACTATTACTTGAATATCATTTTTAAGAACTTCAATTCTACCTAGTGATGATGTTTTTAATTTAGTAACACTATTATTAATAACTTGATCTCCAAAAGCCTTAGGGGTAGAAATTTGGGATAAAGTATTATTTATACTTGAGGGAATTAAAGAAGAAACATTAGTATTTCCAGCCATTATGAAGTATAATTTTGTTGTGATTTAATTTTTTCTAATTTACCCATTAAATTTTTAATGCTAGATGCAAGTTTAACCCCAGCAGTATTTATATCAACTAATGGTGATCCTGCTGGTGGAGTTACTACAGATGAAGCATCACTTCCAAATTGTCCAATAGCTAACATTAAATCAGCTAATAAACTTATTGTTTTATTACCTAATAATAAAGGTTCTGTTGGTAAAGTACCATCAGAATTAGTACCTATATGATTTTTTGGAGAATTTAAATGAGTTCTTTCACCAGCATTTAAATTAATTATATTATTAGTACTAAGTTCAATATTTGTTTTAGCAAATATCATTACTTCATCTTTTTTAGAATTAAGTACTAATCTATCAGCATTAAATAATAATTGAGATTTATCAAAATATAAATTTACTTGAGTAGGTTTAGTGAGTGGGTTTAAAATATCATTTCTATCTGGGATTAATGGAAGTTGTTGGGTTGATGTTAAGTATATTGAGGATAATTCTTTATTAATTTCTTCTACATTTGGAGCAATATTTTTCAAATCAGTAGTAACATATCCATTTACTAAAATTGTAATAGGATCTCCATCATTACCTACTTTACTCCATTCATTTAAATTTAATTTTGATTTTACAGTACTACCAAATCTTAATCCATTACCTTTTCTTCCTTGATATATTCTATCTCCTTCAAATGAAATTAAATTTCTTATATCACCATTTTCTTTAAATGTTTTACCTAAGGAATCATCTGTAGGTGAATTTTGTTGGGAATTATTCCATACATTTATAACACCTTTATAATATTTTTGAGATAAATTATTACCTTCTTGAGATGATGGAGATGGAGCATCTATTAATTCTACTAATTCTCCTACTAATGGATAATTTTGATTACTAGAATGAAAAGGTTTAGCAACTTTACAAGTATTTAAATTAACTGCTAATGTCGATAAATTTTTAGATGAATTATAATCAAGATAAAAAATAGTACCTATTCCATTATATCCTCCATTAGCATTAAATAATTCTTTTGTTGGAGTATTTTCAGTAGTTATTATACCATATACCTTACCTATTTGAGAATTAAATGAAGGGGTACTTCCTTTTTTACCTATAGAAGAAACTATACTAGATAAATTTTCTCTTACTCTCATTATTGTTCTATTTGTTTTTGAACTTCACTAGTTGTTTCTAATAATTTTTGACCTTCTTCTTTTATTTGATTTTGCTCTTCAAGTAATGCTTGAATTTCATCAGAATCAAAAAAATCAACTCCTCCTGAATTATTATTAGATGATGCTCGTTGGGCAATACCCGCCATTTTAATTAATTGATCATTATTTTTAACATTAACATCAATTAAATCTTTAACAGTAGGCATTAACATAACCGCTGAACCAGGATTATTAATCATTGGTTTTAATGCTTCTATGAGTTCAGAAATTTGTTTGTCTGTATCCTTATTATTTTTATGAATTTGTTTAAATAAGTCAGATAAGGATTTATCCCCAAAGAGATTAATATCATTAAAATTCGTAGCCATATATTATATATTTATATGATAATAAATATCTGGATTAATTAATTTTTAATATATCCATATTGATAATATTCACTATACAATTTAACATATATTGTTTTTAATTTTTTCGTGACTTTAGTAATTTGGGGAGTTGAGGCATCTGTTATTTCACGAATATAAATATATAATGCTTTTTTATTAAAAATTTCAATAGATTCACGTTTACGAAATAATTCCATAATCGCGTCTGCTGTTTTAATATCTTGTTTTTTAGGAAATAATGTTGATAAATTTTTATCTATATACTCTACATATAATGACATAAAATCTGATGGATTAGTTTCATCAGTTGCTTCACGCATAATATCATTTAATATTATAGGATCCTCATCTATTTCATCAATATCTGCTTTCTCTTTTAACTTTTCATAATTTTTTTGATTATATATGATAAGATAACGTTTAGCAATAGTACCAAAATAAGAATATGCTTTACCTTTACCTTGAGAATATAAATGAAGTTTTTCCAATAAAAAAGTTACTACTTCATGTTTTAATTCTTCAATTGTATCAGAGTCAGTATAATAGAATTTAAATGTATGAATTATATTTTCTGAGAGTTTATAAAAAGCATAACGGATACGATCATTATATATTCGATTACGAATTAATTCATCCTCAGTAACTAAATATTCAATGATAGCATCCTCAGTATCTTGGGTAAAATAGATTCTAGGTTCTTTAGGTTTGCGTTTGCGTATCTCTCCCTTTTTAGTTAAGGGAACTCTACCTAATTCTTCGTCTAAAAATTTATCTAAATCGAATTGTTCTTCGTAGTATGTAGCCATGTAAATTTATTAATCTATGGAAATGTAAGAAAAATTACTTACTAATCCAAATAAATTAATTATAGATAGAACCTATAGTATTTTTAATTTCTTTAATATTTTTAAAGACCTCACTTAATTCACTATCGTTTTCTATCCATACTTTCTCATCTAATGAATTTAAAGACTCATTTAATCGGGAATATAATATATTAAGAGTTTCAATATATTGTTGTTGGTCGGTAATTACTTCTTCTAATTTATTATTTTTTCTAATAACTAGAAATATACCAATAGCAAGTAATTCAAGTAAATGAATTCCTACTACCCATAAAACTGTTTCCATAATTAATTAATACTTAGGTGCGAATTGTTGTTCAAAATCATCAGGTTCAATACTAATTGTTCCTCTAATATCTTCTAAAAGAGTTTTTAATTCTTCAATAGTTGCTAGAGTTAGATTTTGATCATTTCTATTAGCACCCACTTGAATTTTTAATAATGTAGCATCAACATTATCTAATTTTGCCAAAACATTGTTTTTATATCTCATAAAATTTATTTTTAAGTTTGAGAGAAGTTACGAAAAATTTCTTACTTCTCCAAATTATTTTTAATTTCTTCTTTAATTACATTTTTTATATATTCTTTCATAACATCTATTTTAGGAGAAGATTTTAATATTTGTTTAACAGTTTCAATTTCTTCAGGATTATAAAAAGTAATTGTAAATATACCTTTTAATTCATTATCTTTAATATCAAAAGTATCAATATTAACTCCTAAACTTTCAGCTTTATTTATAAAAGCAGCTTTATCTTCTAATTTGATGTTATATGATTTTGGAATTTCCATTTTAATTATAATTTTAAATGCAATAATAAATATATAAAGTTTACGCTTGTTGAGCAGTTTGTCATATCCCTAATATATCTATACGTATATACATACATACAACATTTCAACAAACGAAACTAGCGCTATTGTATATGTAACGCATTACTCAATGTGAGCGTTGTTTTCCGCAATAATCTTTTCAATAATCTCTTTAGCATGCTTTAATGAAACATTAAAACCCTCTTTATTAACACGATGTGTATGAAGAGCTTGATGGACGAGAGTCTCAATATGTTTAGGGGCTTTACAATGGAAAGAAGAAATAGGATAATAAGGAATAATAACTCCAGTAGCTGAATTAATTTCAGATACACGCTCTTGTACTGAGCGATCAGTATAACCGATTTTTAGGATGCCTGGAGTACCAGAGGATTCAAGAATATAGATAAAACCCTCATTGAATGAAAGGTGAGCATCAAAACGTTGGCGCTCGATCCAATAGTGTACGTTATCGGTTAAGGGATCTTTTTCATTAGGGGTTAAAGTAAAAAAAGTGTCTTTATTTAACATCCAAGAGGATGGTTTAGGTAAAAAAGATTTATTGGCTTGCTCGTGTGTAATGCGTTTAGTTTTCATAACATTATTTTATTTAGAATCATATATTCGCAAATTACCATCTGCGTATTCAATTTCAAGTGATTTTCCTTCACCTCGTTTCCATTCGATCCATTCTTCAAGATCTTCTATAAATACAAAATCGAATGAATAATTTCCGTCTGCATCTAATATGTAAAATGCGCGTTTTCCGTAATCCTTAGTACCGTAATAATCTTGTTTTAATTTAATTGTTGTTGCCATAATTGTAAATGTGGTTTTCGATGTTTGAATTGTTTATGTTTAATAGAATATACGAGAGAAATTCTGACCAAGCCACATATCTAAGTATATACTTTTGTCGATGCAAAAAATCGTATAAGAGTAGATTTTGGATCTATGCAAAGTGGGGCAAAAAGGGTTATTTTGGAATTTAATATCACGATGTGGGGAACGACGGGTGGATGGATGGGAACGATGGTGAATGGTTGGACGACGTAACGTGGTACCGTGACGTGGCGACGTGACGTGGGTAGTATATGCGTATATACTGTCGATGGTGTAAAGTTGTGTTTGCGTTATGAATACCATTAATTGTTGTGCACCACACGCGCCCCATCGATGTACCGCAATTACCGTGGGAGCAATCCGCACACATACCGCACACGTACCGCTACCAACGGGTCCTTTTTTACAAACGCGTCTCTTTTGTGTACACG